GCGTAGCGGCCGGTGGTGATGGAGTAACGCGCTATGCAGTGTGTAAGCCACTTAAAAGACAGTTAAACCCGCATTGGCGCATTAAATACTGTCGTTATGCTCAAAACGAAAATCACCACCGGACCGCATTAAACGATATTTCATATACATATACTACTTTCACGCAAAGTTTTTCATTATAGGGGGATGTATATGAAATATCGTTGATTTTAGAGGGGTAGAGAAGGCGCAAAACTCATTTTTTACCACAAAACACGCTATTCGTAACGCATTATGGCGCAAAACACGCTATTCGTAACACGCTAGGCGCTATGTTTAGTGTGTGTAACGAGCTAGGCGCTAGGTTTAGCGTGTGTGTAATCCGTTATGTTGTACAGCGTGGCATCGTAACACGCTATGTGTATGGTGTACCCCGCTATGCCGTATGGCATAAGGGCGCGTGATAGGTGTAACCCGCTATGCCGTGGCGCGTGGGCGCGTGGGCGCGTGGGCGCGTGGGCGCGCGGGCGCGTGGGCGCGTGGGCGCGTGGGCGCGTGGGCGCGTGGGCGCGTGGGCGCGTGGGCGCGAATCGATGTATGCACCCCACATCCTGGGAACTGACGCACCCCATACGTAATACCCCCCACCCCTCTCTGTGTACCCCGCCACGTCAAAACCACGACACACTTAAAACATAACACCGTAACACGCTAGTCACAGCGGTAATCGTCGACCGTTTTAACGTCAGTGCAGGCACTGACACAGCGGTAATCGTCGACCGTTTTAACACCCCTACCCCGTAACGCATAACACTGCCAGTCAAAAACCAGCGCCAACCCAAACCCGACTCGTGTAACACGTAACACCCCCTACGGGGTTCACCGGCGAAGCGCCTATCGCAAAAACGCCAGCCACGCGCTACACTCCCCCGAACGACCACCCGGCAGAAAGGCCCAACGTGCTCTACCAAAACATCTCCCCCTTCCAGACCTCCATCCTCATCGAGCAGCTTCGCGCTACTGGTGAGATGACAATCGCAGCGCACGCGATTGGAATTCCAGTCAAAGCCCTCCGGCAGTTCGCCGCCCAAGACCCGGCCCTGGGCGACGCCATCGCCGAGGCCCTCGAGCAACACGCGGCCATGATCTACGTGGAAGCCCACCGGCGTGCCACGGTCGGCGGCAGCGACGCGCTCATGAACACCGTGCTCTCGGCCAAACACGTGGCCTTCGACAAAGAAGCCCGCAAGCAAGAACTCGCCCGCAACGCGAAACCTGCCGGCATCACGATCAAAGTCTTCTCGGAGGAAGATGATTCATCTGAATCAGACGTGACCGATGTGGTGGATAAGCAACAGCCCGGCACCACGGCGTCGGGTGAGCCGTTGCGCATCACCATGCGCTGGCTTTAGAATCGGGCGTCACGGCCACCCACATCCAGAAGGAACCACCATGCCCATCCCCGCGCACATGACCCGCGTTGCCACCGAGCGCGACGAACTGAAGGTCAAGTTCGACGCCCTCAACAAGTTCATCGACGGCAACCCCCTCTTCCCGGAACTGGCCGCCGAGGAGCAGTACCGCTTGCTCCAGCAGCAGGGCTACATGCGCGGCTACTACGAAACGCTGTGCCGCCGCTTGGAGGCATCGGTGGCTGCATCGACCACCGACTCGGAGTAACGGCCATGCGAATTCAGTGGACGCGTGAAACCGTAGCTGAAATATCAGCAGGGTTCAAAACCCGTGCGGAGATGCGCGTGTCCGTCCCTAGAGCCCTAGCGGCTGCACGATGGAACGGATGGGAGGATGTTCTACCCCCGCCCGCGCACTTGCCGTGGACGGTGGAGCGTTTGATAGCTGCCGCTGCGGATTGCAAGACAACATCCGAAGTACAAAAGCGGTACGCTGGTGCCTATGAGTTTGCATCACGTAAGGGGTTGAGGCACTTGCTACCCTCCGTGGACCTAGGCGATTGGACAAGTAAAACCGCGGTAGCTGGGGCGGCAGCTGAATGCAAAGGCAGGGCAGAGTTTCTTCGCCGATTTAGGGGCGCCTACGCGGCAGCCCGAAAAAACGGGTGGATGGACGATGTTCTGCCAAAGAAAAAAGCTGACCACGACAACGACTGTTTCTACGTTTGGCACGCTGAAGGCGTCTTGTTTAACGGGCTTCCTGTGTACAAGGTAGGCTTGACATCTTGCCGCCTCGGAAAACGCCGAATGCAGGAGGTAGCCCTAGGCTTCGGTGTAACTCCGGTACTCATCCTACGGGTATCAACCCCTGAAGCGGTCGAGCTAGAAGCCTTTGCTTTGGCTCTCGGGGCCAACCCGAAGTTAGGGAAATCGACTACCTCCAGCGGACACACAGAGTTCAGAGCCTATACACCGAGTGAGCTAGAACGCATTGTGGATTTTGCACAACAGTCCGACCGAAAGTTTTTCACCCCTTCCGCCGAACGAATTTAGAATGCATTAACATCCGAGGAACCCGATATGCTGACCCACCTTCCACCCGATCTGCCCATAGCCGTGGGTATGAAACTCTGGGACATCGCGCAGAGCAGAGAGATTTTCGTGCAATGCAACTGTGGCGGCTCGACCTCCCCCTACGCGCAGCGCAGCATCAACCAGAACCGCACGATGTACCGCACGTTGGAGCAACACCGCGAGCTTCAGATTGCGTCGTCGGCTTCAGTCGGTGATAACTGACCCCGCCATGTCCACTGCCCTGCTCGCCCTCATCCTATCCGGCTTCGTGTGCGGAGTCGGCGCTTCACGCGCTGCGAGGGGCGAGCTTGGGCTGTACGACGCTGCCGTGCTCATCCTCGCCGCGTGGGGCGCGTGGCTGTCCATCCAACAAATCATAGCCTCGACATGCTGAACAAGTTCTACGAGTCGCAGCCCGTGCTGCACAAATCAAATCCGTGCGACATGGACTCGCACCCCAAACTCAAACCCCTCGGCCGTGCGTTCGCGTCACTGGCCGTGGACTGCCGCTGCTGTAGTGGTGCCCGCACCATGTTCGCTGTCGTCGTGACATCGTACTGGCCCCCGTTCATGTTCCTAATCATCGCGTTCGTTCTGGGCGCATGGGGGTACGAAGCCTTCACCCAACCGAAAGAAACCGAATGATTCACCCCACCGATTACGTCTCGATCGAGTTCTTCGTGACACTCGCAATCCTCGTGGTGATGATCGGCGCGGTGGTTGTTGCGATGTACGGGGACGACGAGTAGACTCCGGCCATGAAATTATTTTCAAGCCCCTTCACCATTGATGGCCCCGCGCTGAGCAAGGCCAGCTTGCAGTACAGCAGTGTGTCGGGCATCCCGCGCACCATCAATCTCGTGGTGGCCAACACCGCCACGGGGGCTACCCTGACCCTGCCGGCCAACACCACGCTGCCCAAGGCCGTGTACACGCTGTCCCTGACGCCCGCCAGCAAAGACTGTTGCTGCCGCTCCACGCTGGTGTACAGCGATGGGTGTGGGCCCAGCCCCAGCACCGGCAGCACCTACACCGGCAGCACGGCGACGACCACCACACCGGTACCCAGCTGCACATGAACACCGACCAACTGCACGCCGCGCTCGCGGCTGTGCTAAAGCAATCCGGCCTGCCCAGCGACCTGAAGGAAGGCCGCGCGCTCATCATGAAGGACTGGCGCAAGAAGGGCGCACCGGCGGGCGACGTAGCGTCGCTGGCCGTCATCAACGCTTACGACGTGCTGACAGCCCCCGTGCACGAACCGGGCGCGCTGCGCCAGGCGCTGCACGACATCGTGAGCCTAGTGCAGCCCATCATGACCAAGGAAGCGCTGCAAGCCCGACAGGTGGTCGTGCGGGCCGCGCACAAGCGCGCCACGAAGGAACGCGACCTTGAGGCCATCGGCGCATGCAACACGGCCCTGCTGGCGTTGGAGGCGCTGCTGTCGTGACAAAACGCAAATGGCCCAAGGCCAACATCTCGTTCGAGGTACCGCTGTACGGCGGTATCGTGGACGTGTTCTTCACACCCGAGTCGTTCCAGCAGGCCTATGAGTACCTGGCCAAAGAAGACACAAAACTGCCCGGGCGCTCGGGTGGATTGAGCACCGAGTTCTCCAACGAGACGGAGGGCCGCCGGTATCTGGTCGGGTTGTTTGACAAACGCCTGCCGTTCCTCATCCACGAACTCACGCACGCAGCACTGAACATCTGCGCCAACGCGGGCATCGACCCACAGTCGTCCGGCGGCGAGCCGTTCTGCTACCTGCTCGACGGTTTGACGGAGCGGTGCACGGTGGGCTGGGCAGAGTGGGCCAAGGAATGAGCGCCAACTTTGAACTGCCTGCCTACGGCTGGCGGCCACGCCCCGACCAACTGACCATGTGGCGCCAGATGGTGGACCCTGAGTTCCTGCTGGCCGACGTGGTTGCCCACCGGCGCTGGGGCAAAGACGAGATGGCACTACAGGTCATGGCCGTGAAGTCGATGACTCGGGTGGGATCGTACTGGTACTGCCTGCCGGAATACGAGCAAGCGCGCAAAGCCATCTGGAGCATGGTGAACTGGCGCACGCAGCGCACCCGTATTGAGGATGCGTTCCCGCCCGAGATTGTGGCCAAGCGCGACAACGACTCCATGATGCTCACACTCACCAGCGGGTCCACCGTGCAGCTGGTGGGGTCCGACCGCGTGGACAGCCTGGTCGGTGGCGGCCAGATTGGCATCGTCATCTCCGAGGCGGCGCTGAGCAACCCCAAGTTCGACATGTACGTGCAGCCAATTCTGGAAGAGTCGCACGGCTGGAAGATGCGGATAAGCACCCCGCGGGGCAAGAACCACTTCTACAAGGGGTACATCGGCTCTGTGGCCGACATCCAGTCAGGGCAGAAGGGCATCGTCGCGGCGCACATCCCGGCCACCCGTACCGCGGTGTTCACCCCCGAGCAACTGCTGCGCATCCGCATGAAGCTGTTGCGTGACAAGGGCCACACGATGGGCACGGCTATCTACGACCAAGAGTATGGCTGCTCGTTTGAAGCGGCCATCGTCGGTGCGGTATGGGGCCAAGAGCTCACCGACTTGTCGTTGCAATTGCGCGTGCGCCCGTGCAGCCACGACAAGCGCTTCCCGGTGCTCACCTCATGGGATATCGGCGTGGCCGACGCCACGGTCATTCTGTTCTGGCAGGACATCGGCGGCATGTACCGCCTGATTGACGCCTACGAATCTACCGATGCTGACGACGAATACTTCGTCGACATGATCAAGTCTGGGCAGACCGTGCGCCCTGGCATCGGTTTGGAGACCGCCGTGGATGTGCTCAAGCACCGCCACCGCAAGTACGGGTACCGTTACGCCAAGCACCACGGCCCGCATGACGTTCAGGTCCGTGAGTGGGCCCGGGGTGTGTCCCGCAAAGACGAGGCCAAGCGACTGGGGCTGGACATCTCGCGCACACCCAACACCAAGCTCAAGACCCAGATATCGGCCGGCGCCCAGCTTATAGGGCAGATGGTGGTGAACGAGGACTCACGCGGCGCCATGGCAGCACTGGAGCACTTCAAGGGGTACCACTACCCCGAGGTGAACCAGAACGGCGTGCAGTCCGAGGCGCCCGTCCACGACGCCCATTCGCACGCATCGTCTGCGCTCATGACCTACGCCATCAACAAGGCGTCCGAGCTTGGCATGGGCGCGCAGGTGCAGGACGAGGAACTGGGCGGCCGGATGAACCAAGAGAAGTTCGACCCCCGCCAGTACGGCAACGCACCCTACGGCACACGCGACCAACACCGCCCAACGCCAGGCGCACCACGGCGCGGGGCGTTTGGCTAAACCGTTGTATGCCCGCTACAATGCCGGGAACATCGTAAGGAATCCCCATGGCAGCAGTATCTTCAGGCGCGGTCGGCGCTGGCACCACAGGCGGTGCCCTTCGCTTCTACGAAGAAGGTGTAACGCTCACCAGCGATGAGGCGATGGGCGACCAAATCGCAAAAATCGTGCTCAGCCGCTTCCGCACTGCACTCGACCACAAAAAGAACACCGCGATTTTCCAAGGCAAGACCATCACCCGGCTGCACCGCGAGGCCGACCTGGCGCTGGAGAAGACCTACACCGAGGCCCAAAAGGCCGCGCTGGCCGAAGCGTTCGGCTACGACGTGTGCCGGTTCTACGGGCTGAGCGCAGCCAAGACCACCCAGATTGCGAACTGGAAATCCGAACTCGTGAGCGCCGACCCGGGCGCGCTGGTTCAAATCATCCCCACCCCAGACCCCCGCCTGAGTGAAGACTCCATCGCCGCGGTGAAGCTGGCCGTCAAGCGCGAGCTCGTCGAGAAGATGGTGGCCAACGGCGTGGGCGACCCGAGCCTGCTCATCTCCGTGGAGAATGGCCGCCTGCACCCCGCGGTGAAGTCGTTCCTCGACGGCAAAGCTGGGGCGCTCAAGCAGATTGAGACCGCTCGCATCACCTCGCTGGCCATGGGCGCGGCCGGGAAGATTCAAATCAAGATACGCGACGCTGTGGTCGAAGGCGCGTTCCGCGAAGCCTACGACGAGTTCAGCTTCAACCAGATCAAGTACGGCGTTGGCGTGTTACGGTTCCCACATTGGGAGCGTAAGGTGGTACTGAGCAGCAAGCAAAGTGGCAAGGGCAAACCCCGCCGCGCTTGGAAGATGGTACCCACCTTCAAGGCGGTGAGCCCCCACAACTTCTTCCCCTCGCCCGATGGCGCTGCGGTGCAGGACTGCTCCAGCCGCATCGAGTACCGCGAGATCAACAAGATGACCTTGGCCGGGATGACGAAGGACAGCCGGTACGACTCCGACGCCATCATCGACATTCTGGAAGGTTTCACCGGGCGCTCGCGCAACTGGCTGCTGTTTGACAGCGTCGAGACCGAGACGACGACCGGCGAGAGCACCAACAGCTGGGATCCCGAGGGCACCATCGGCGTGCTGTACCACGAAGGCCAGATGGTCGGCCAAGACCTGCTGGACCAAGGCCTCTCCGGCTACGAACCCCTCGAACTGTACGAGGTACGCGCTGAGATTTGCGGTGGCCGCGCCATCCGCGTGGAGGTCATCAACCCACTGGAGGAACTGAGTTGCAGCTACGCCGTGGCGAAGTACGACTCCAAAGGCCCGGGGGTGTGGAACGCTGTCGGTGTGCCGGCCATCCTCTACGATACGGAGGAACGCGTCAACGTGATGCTGTGCCTCTACGAAGACAACTTGGACTGGGCGCTGCGCCCACCCTTGATGGTCAACCCCGAGGCGCTGAATAACCCCAACGAGGCCAGCAACATTCGCCCCGGTGGTAAGTACAAGATCAACGAGTTGCAGGGTGCTGGCCAGGTCACCGATCCCATCCGTGCCATCCGCGCGGCGTCTGCTCAGTACCAGATCGTTTGGCCACTGGTGATGCAGATGATTCGCCAGGCCGATGCGGAAACCGGCATCCCTGATCTGGCCGACATGTCGAGCTTCGGTAAAGGTTCGCTGGGCGAACTCAGCGCCCGCGTGTCGCAGGCCGTGCGCCGCGTGCGCTCCGCTGCCTACTCCGAAGACACCGCCATGAAGAACATATGGCAGGTACTGTTCGAACACGTGGCCGACGAGAACCCGGAGATCATGGAGAACGCCGACCTCGACATGAACTACATGGGTATCTTGGGTCTGCTCGCCGCCGAGTCGGAACGCAAAGCCAAACAGGAACGCCTGGGCCTCATCATGCAGGGCGCCGCAGACGGCACCGTGCCGAGCGCAGTCAAGACCTTTGCGTACCAAGACTTGCTCCAAGACTATGGCGTGCCCACCGAGGCCCTCGGCTTTGGGAACCCCCTCACCGACAACGCCATCGCCTTGGCGCTGCAACAGGGCGGCATCCCCGGGGCGGGAGCAGGCGGCAACTCAGGAGCCCCCGCACTGGACGGGCGTAGCGGGTCCATCACCGGCGTGCCGTCTGCGGTCTCAGCGCCCAACGGCGGAAGCGCGCTACCCGTTCAGGCGTAACTGTGGTACACTGGGCGCCTGCTGAAAAATTGAACCCAACAGTCCGATACTAGGCAGACGGCTTCAAGGGGCCTGAAACCCGCTTGGCCACTGAAGCCCCGCCTTGCTCCGAGCTTGGCGGGGTTTCTTTTTGCCTGTTGCGCCAACACAACGCATGGACTAGAATCCTCACAATCTTTCTGAGGGTTCCAACATGCTCACCATCGCCGGCAGCCAAGTCAATCTCCATGACCGCGCTTATTCACTGAGGGCTGGTGCATTCGGCACCTTCATCGCCGTCAACGAGAACAGCGCCATTCTCCGCGTGACCCTTGAATCTGGTGACCGCGACTTGGTGGTCGGCCCCAACGGGGTTGTCGCCAATCGGGTGGATTGCATGTGGCATGCGCCCCTCGCCCTCTCCCTGCCCAAGGGCAGTGAAGCCAAGCTGGCCAAGATCCAAGCGATTTTGGACACCGTGAAAGAGGTGCTGTAATGGCTCGATACCGTTTGACTAAAACCACCGCCGGCAACGCCACGCGCAATGTCGGCGACCAAATCGTCCCCACCGTTGAGGTGCGGGACAACAACACTGCCAGCTACAACCAAGACACAGCCGGTGGCGCGTTCCCCATCGCTGACATGGGGCCGTTCACCGAAGGCACCCCGAGCGTAGCGTACAACCCGAACCCCCTGCCTGTAGCCGGCGCGGGCACCGCGGGTATCAGCTTCGGCAATATCGGCGCAGTGGCGGTGCTGGAATACACCATCGCCAACAACGCATGGTTGCAGGCCAACATCGACCTCCGTGACCAGACCGCAGCCAATTGGCGTATCCAGATGTTTGACGGCGCCACGGTCATTCAAACCCTGACCCCCGCCCAACTGGACAACACCTTCTACGGCCCCTTCAACAGTGGCACGGTGCGCCTTGAAATCGAACGCTTGACCGACCCCATACAGGCCAACGGCGACAACGAAGCTACCATCACGGGCTACATCGTCCGAACCGATGTGCGTTCCAGCGTGGACTTCACCGACCTGGTACCGGCCACACCAGCAGGCACGACCCGCACGTGGGAAATCGACACGATTTACACCGACGCCAGCATCGTGACCGCCATCGGCGCCACCACTGGTACGGGCGACATCACGCACACCGGTATCCCCTTCACGGTCGGCGGCCAACTGCGTTACACCATAACCGACACGGTGACGCAAGCCGGCGTGTACCAGAACACGGCAGCCATCGCGGGCACCAACGTCGTTGCCACAGGCAACAGCACGCTGTCCGGCCAACTGGTGACCATCCCCGCGCAAGTCGGCACCGCAACGGTCACCAAGACCACCAACGCGCCAAACCCCACTCGCGTGGGCAGTGTTGTGCCATCCACCGTTGTGGTGACCATGGCCAACTTCGGCGGCACCACGGTTGTCAGCGACCCCATCCCCGCTGTGCCAGCAGGTACGACCCGGACGTGGACCCGCGTGGATGCACCCGCAGGCAACGTGACGCCAGCCGTCACCACCGGCACGGGCGACATCAACCAGACGCTTGTGTTTGCCGCGCCTGGCACTGCGACCTACACCATCAACGACACGGTGAACGCGGCGGGCAACTACCAGAACATCGTCTCCATCGACGGCGGCCCAGACGTTCCAGGCGGCCCTGACATCCCTGTTGACCCCGTGCCGCCCTTCGTGCCGCCCAAGCAACAGGACGCCTCGGCATTCTGCTGCCCACCCCCCGGCCCCGGCCTTCGCCCGCACCTGCTCCCAACGCCCACGGCGTCGGCAGAGCCTTGCGTCAAAATCTGCGACCCCGTTACGACGGTAGCAGGCACCGGCGCTGACATCACCCTCGGCGGCCAAGACTGCACCGGCGCTGCGCTGGCAGCCACCGGCGCTACCGGTGCCATCACCCAGATCGTGCAAGCCCCCGGCCAAGTGCTGGCGGTTCGCATGTGCGCGCCTGAGCCACAACTTGACCGTGAGATGGTTGTGGCCTGCAACGCCGCCGGTGACAAGGTGGTCGTGCAGTACGACGTTACGACCGTACCGCCCACCGAGTTGGCCCGTACCAACCTGAACACCGGCGCGGCCGAACCCGCTGGGGCTTTGGTGCAATGCGACAACGACGATGACGACATTGAAGTGGTCGGTGTCCGGGCCTGCCTGAACGGCGTGTCCCTCCCCGGCTTGGCTGTGGTCAAAGATGGCGGCACAGGTGCAAGCACTGTGCTGTCCGAACTGTGGCGCGACCCAACCGCTGGCACGTGGGGCGCACTGCCCGCAGGTGCTGTGGTCGGGGAGTGCAACGCGGACGAGTTCTTCTCGCAGGTCTTCGCGGAACCCGGCTGCGCAGCTGGTGTGCCTTGGACCCGTCGCCATGTGCAGACCTTCACCAACGGCATCCCGAACGCACCGCAAGACTTCTACGTCAACAGCGCGGGCGCCATCCAGTTGGTCGCCCCCGCAGGCTTCACGCTCGGCGCTTGTGTGCCAGTGGAAGTGCCACCCACCACGGCCAACACGCCCATCACCTTCGGCCAACAGGTCGCAGCCGGTACCGTGGCCGCGGGTCGCCAGTCAGTGGCCATCACCAACGTGGGCACGGCCAACGCCACGGTCAACGGCGGCGTCCTGCTGCCCGGTCAGACGGTGAGCTTCACGGCCTACCACGACCCAGTGACCAACGTGTTCAACCGGCTGCCCGCCATCCCGTATGTCGCATCGGCCACGGCCATCCTGTCCATCTCTGAGGTCTTCTAAATGAGCACCAATCAAAACTACGGCCCGCCTGCGGTATCGCCTCAGATCAAAGAGCGCGAGTACAGCGGGCCGAACGCCATCTGTGTGGAGAACCCCGCTGGCACGTTCACCAACGGGTTCTACCGTGAGGTCTACACCTTTGACCACGCCGCGGGCTCGCCGGTCACCACTGAAAACACTGCCCGCGAATACACCGTAAACGGTACGGTGTGGACATCCACCGCCCCGGTCGGCACCATCCGCGCCGGGGCTTGTGTTCCCGTCACCGTGCCCAACGAGATTGACCGCATCGCCACCACGGAAGAGGGCTGTGCTGCTGGCACTGGCTGGACCCGCCGCACCGAGCAGACCGTCGACAACGTGACCGGCGCCGTTCTTACCACCGTGGTGAGTTACGTGAACGCCGCAGGCGTGGCCCAAGCCGCGGCCCCCGCAGGTTTCGCCATCGGTGCGTGCCGCGACTTCATGTCCACGGAAATCGAGTACACGGGTATCACCCAGCTGTGCCGCGAGCAACCCGCTGGAACCTTCACCAACGCTTTCAGCCGTCAAGTGCGCGAAGCCAACCGCACTGGTACAGGCGCGTTCACTGATGTGACCACTACCCAGTACAGCGTCGATGGCATCACGTGGTCGACCACGGTACCCACCGGCACCCTGCGCCCTGGTGCTTGCGTGGCTGCCACCCCCACCGCAGAGATTGACGTGGTGTCGGTAATGGAACCCGGTTGCGCTGCGGGGGTGGCATGGACCCGCCGGACCAACACCACGGTGAACAACGCCACGGGTGCGCTGGTTACACAAACGATCAGCTACATCAACGCTGCCGGTACCGCGCAAGCCACGGCCCCCGCCGGTTTCACCCTCGGCTCTTGCGTTCCGACCGAGACGGACATCATCACCACCACGGAACCCGGCTGTTCAGCTGGCGTGAGTTGGACCCGTCGCACTGACCGCACCGTGAACAACACCACGGGCGCGGTCGTGCTCACGACTACCAGCTACATCAACGCGGCGGGGACCGTGCAGGTTGCCCAGCCGGTGGGGTTCACCCTCGGTGCATGTGCAACCAGCGCGTTCTTCTCGCAGGTCTTTGCGGAACCCGGTTGCGCCAACGGTGTGCCTTGGACCCGCCGCCACGTGCAGACGTACACCAACGGTGTGCCGAACGTCGCTCAGAACTTCTACGTGAACAGCGCGGGCACCATCCAGACCGCCATCCCAGCGGGCTTCACACTTGGCGACTGCCCACTGGTGCCTGCAACCTTCACCACCACGGTGACGGACTTGCTGGCCGGCCAAACGCAGACCATCGCGGCAGCCCCGAACTTGGTCAGCTGGTCGGTGCGCAACCGCACCTCAACCACCGGCACGTTCCGGGTCAACGGCGGCACCATCCTGCCGTTCGACGTGACCGAGGTTGTCGAGTCTGGCGAGATTGATGAAGACCGTGGCCAACTCACCGACTCGGTTGCACTGGTAGCCGGCGACGGCATTCTGCGAGTGACAGTGGTCCGCAGGGTTTAACCATGACAGCAAACGCACGAACATTTGGGGTCTGCCCTGAGACTATCTGCACGGCACTGTCGGATGGGGTGCCCACCACCAGCACCGACATGACGGCCACTGGCAAACTAGTGGCGGAGAACGGCGCCGGGGCTTCCTTGTGGAACTCCGGCCACCGCAACCGCGCCACGGCCAAGCGCTTCATCAACACCGCAGAAGGTTTCGTGCCTGCCTGCGGCCAGTGTGCAGGGCCCACCACCATCTACGCCTACGTCTGGGAGCAGAACGTCAGTGGCAGCTACCGCACCACCGTCGGGTCGACGGGAGGCAGCGGTGGCGGGGGGGGAGGGCAGAGCAGTACATACTGGCAGTTCGAGTACCCTGACGGCTCCCCAGCCTTCGTGGACTTCGTGTGGCGCCTTGGTTCGTTCATGCACAACTCTGGCGCCCAAGAGCTGGCCTTCGTTGGCACAGTCTGGGACGACTTCTACCCGGGCGCCAATTCAATCATCGGCCGCAGCAACAACGTGCCGAGTGGCACGACGTATGCCGACAACAACAACGGCGGTTCGCTTGCATTCCACCGCCACGTGTCGCAGTTGTGGATTCGCATTCAAGGCAACAACGGCTTGGTCCTGTTCTTCGGGGGTCAGGTGGTCTACAGCCGCGACCACTACGAGGAAACCGAGTGCCAGGATTGCGCCATCCCCGGAGGACTGGGCGACCCGAACCTGTGCGTCAGCACCCGCTTCTGTGCAGAGCCGCCTGACTTCCCTGATGTGTTCTCCGGGGCACAGGAAATCAGTACCGACTTCGGCGCGACGTGGGCGCCTTACACCGGCAGCTACACACCACCCGCTGCCACGGTGGCGGGCGAGGTCCGCATCCGCCGCCAGTACACCATCCCAACCGGCTACCGCGGGCACTACGTCCACGAAGTCGATGGCGTGACCTACGGCGGCAACGGCGTAGTGGGCGCGGGCCTGCTGTTCTGGGACAACGTGCAGCAGAGCAACCCGTTCACCGGGCGCACCGACACCGAGTATTCCAACATCAAGCACTTCAACCAGTACACCGCGGTGGTGGCTGGCGCGCACACCATTGAGTGGCGCGGCGGGGTGATGGTGGCGGGCACAACTTACACCCCCGTGCTGTCGACCGACACCCGCAAGGTGCTGAAGGTCTACGACAAGGTGAACTCGGTCAGCTGCTCCGGCGGTGCACCTAAACTCTTCAACGCCACTGGCGCTGCGTATACCCTGCCTGCGGGCTACACTCTCAACGAGGGTGTTTGTGGAAGGAACTTGTAATGGCTAACAGTGGATCATCAATCGGCGGTATCCCACCAGTCGCAGCGGCACCAGATGCCCCGTTGGTGGATGGCTTTCGCCAGTCCCCCTCGGCCACCACCCTGCCCCAGACGCAGACCGAGAACATCGCGCGCACCGGCAACACGGGCTTCGGCAACGTGCAGAGCGCCACCCCCATCGCGCGGGTGGACATCGCCGCGGGCGCGCGCACCGGTACCGACCGCCGTGTGGCCACGACGCAACCGCTGTACGTGACCGGCGGCCTGCCTGCGGTGAACAGCGCAGCCATCCCCGGCGTCACGCCAACCGGCGGCGCCGAGTTCATGCACAGCAACCAGACCCAAGGTGTTGGCATCGGCCACGACGGCATCTACGCCTGCGGCAGCAACACCAGCCAAGACTTGACGCTGGAACAAAAAGGCGCGGGCGTGCATCGCCGCATCTGGCAAAACACGGTGCAAGCCATCTCCGAGGAACGCAACCAGTCGAACTTCGCGGTGAACTCCGGGTTCCGCCGCGACCACTATGTGCAGAACAACATCGTGATGCGCGACTACATCTACGACACCGTGGGTGACGGTGTGAACTACCGTCACCTCGTCAGCTACCGACACAACGGTGCGGAGCGTCGTGGCTACCTCATGAAAACCTCGGAGCTTGTGGCTTCGTCGTCGTCTATTGCTCTCAGCGCCAACACGCTGAACAAAGACAAACTGGTGATGTACAACGAGGCATGGTACGGCCAGCAGTTCATGGGCTACGGCATGGAGTCGGGCGCGATGACCGCCCAGACATACAGCGACTGGGACTTCCGCTGGTACAACGCACCAAGCAACACCACGGCCGACCTGCTAATGGAACTGACCTCCACCGGGCGCCTTGGCGTGGGCATCACCGCATCGGGGCAGCAGGCCGCGAACTTGGATGTGCGCTCCAACGCGGCCATCGGCCCTGTGGTGTCCGAAGGCACCCGCAACGGCAGCGTCGGCGCCAACATGACCACGGTGTTCGCCCTCGGCAACACCGGGCCGGCCATCACCGCAGGCTCCGCAGCACTGCGCATGGCGCGTGAAGGCACAGCCGGCACCGCCTACAACATGACTGCTGAGTGGCGCATGGGTCGGTGGGCCGCAACGCTGGGCGCCGCGTCGCAGGCCGAACTGTGGCTGGGCAACGGCAACACCAACACTCCGAACACGAGGGTCATCCACTTCCGAAGCAATGGGCGCATCAACACCCCGCTGCTGCCGACCTTCAACAACGACAACCAAGCCGGCACCGGCGGGCTGGTGGCGGGCGACTGGTACAAGACCGGCGCGGGCGATTTGAAAATCAAACTGTGAGGAACGCCATGACACTCGAAGAAGCGCAGAAAATGGAAGCGGAGCAGTTCGCCCTTGAAAACCCTGCTCCCCCACTGGAGCCGGGCCCAGCACCCGAGGTGCCGATGCCTACCGTGGCTATCACCCCCGCCGAATTTCCCTCCCCGGAGCCGTTCATGCACCCCGACAAGATCGCCAAGCCCGAGGTTCCCGACCCGACGCCGGAATATGCCCCTGTTGTCAAGGCCAAGGCCAAGAAAGTGAAGGCGTAACATGCCAGCCTTCAAATCAAAAGCCCAAGTCAAGGCGTGCTACGCAGCAAAAGACCCCAAGTGGGATTGCTCCAAAGCATCCAAGGCAACCAAGTCAATCAAGGCCCTACCGAATAAAGTAAAGGCCAAGACAAAAAAGAAGTAAGGCGGTATACTGTGGAAAATAAACAACAAGTAGCCGAAGCGCTGACCACTGCCGTGACGGATAACTCCGTCGGCGGCGCTGCGGGCAAAGCAACTGTGACAGGTGGTATGACTCTTTTTTACGGCGGCTACAGTCTCAACGACGTGGCCATGTTCATCGGCGCAATCATCGCCATTGCTGGTTTCATCACCCAGGCAGTGGCGCAGTACAACGCCAACCAGTCGCGCAAGAGGGACGACGCGCGCAAGGACGAACTCCACGCGATGCGCATGGCGCAACTCCGCAACGCACAACCGAAAGAAGGACATGTACCTGATCACACTGCTAATCTCGCTGTTCAAAAAGACCCCAACGATTCCGACTGGCTTGAGCTCGAACCCCTCAAGTAGCCCTACCATGTTCACCCCCAAGCGCACCGCCTTCATCGTCGCCAGCATGAGCGCTGCTGCGCTGGTGGCGCTTGTGCAAGACGAGGGCTACACATCGCACACCATCGTGCCGGTGGCAGGCGACCGCCCCACCAACGGCTTTGGGTCCACCTTCGATGAGAAGGGCAAGCCAATCAAGATGGGTGACACCGTGACGCCACAGAAGGCGCTGAAGCGCGTGCTGATTCACAGCAACAATGACAAGTCGTTCCTGGATAAGTGCGTCACCGGCCCGGTGAGCCAGTCAGAGGTCGATGGGTTGCTGGATTTCAGCTACCAATACGGCTCGGCGACTACCTGCAAGAGCAGCATGGTGCGCGAGATAAATGCCGGGAACTACGTCGCTTCGTGCGAAGGCTACCTGAAATACAAGTTCGTTGCCAAGCGGGATTGCTCGGTACGATCGAACGGATGCTACGGCGTCTGGACCCGCGCCCAAGAGCGCACCAAAACCTGCTTGGCGGCCCAATGAAAAAAGTCATCATCCCCTCGGTGGCCACCGCCTCGGAGCCCTTCACCATTGACATGGGCGAGACCTTGGCGCTACAAGCCAACGGCTTGCAGGGCACGGACTATGCCATCGTCGAGATGGTGGGCACCACCCGCCCCGGTCCCGGCACCAACTGCGGCCCCTGCGCCTCGACTGTTGTGCTGCCCGAGATCACCAGCACCCTGCCCCTTCGCTGCCCCAACGGTGCGCGCTACATCATGACTGCACGCCAGCCATGGCTGGAGATCCCAGCGCCGCGCGGCATGGAGCTTCGTGTGCGCGTCGTGGCCGACCCCGTATCGGTGGTCACCGTCGAGGCGGACTTCACCCCCCACGGCCCGACCTGCGCCAGTTGCGCGTGCATCGAGCCGTGGTGTCCCAGCTTCTACCTCGATGCAAAGAACTGCCGCAGCGGCTGGGCCTTCGCACCCACAGATGAGCGCGACCCGGAAGCCACGGTGAACTACACCAGCCAGTCCGGCCAAACCTGTTTCCTGTTCCCCACGGCACGCCCCGGCGCCACGGTGCTCATCACCGACGCGGCCGGCGCTGTAATTGGCTACGCCGCCAACAAGAGCACCTGCGCATGATCACCCTACCCCAAACCATTGCTGCGTTTTGCATCGCCATCGTGGTGTCGCTTGTAACGGGCTACGGCTTTGGGCACAAGCGCGGCGCCGATGGCGTTCGGCTGGAGGTCAAAGCCGAATACGCCGACCAACTCGCGAAAGCCAAAGATGAAACCGCTATTTTCCAAGCCCGCGCCAACACCGCCGAAGCTAGTTACACAGTGGCACAAACGGCCTTGGCAGCTAGCCGTGCTTCTAACTCCGCTCTACTTGCTCGGATGCGCAACAAAGCTCCCACCGCCGCAAGCCTGTCCGACTATTCCAGTGCTGCCCTCGCTGGAGGACTCGCGGACGCCGAAGGCGATATCGACCGATGTGCAGGAAGCATTGAGCGATTTGGAGATGAGGCGGCGCGAGAGGCAGCAAAAGTTGGCCGACTCAAAAGCGCCTGGCCCAGCCCAGAAGCCACCCGCAAAGCCCGCGAATCCCGCACGATGAACTGAGGAACCAACCATGAAACTCGCCGCCATTTTTATCACCGTGATAACTTTGCTCACGGGCTGCTCCACCGTCTCCAAGATGGCAAACGGTGATGAGGTCACCGACTTCAAGGCCAGCGCTGACAGCAACGCGGCCATCGCCAAGGCCAACGCCGACGTGCATTGGGCGCAGCAAGAAGCACTGACCAAGTGCTACCAGAACGCAACCACAGACATTCGGTTCATTGCCTGCGCCATGCAAGGGCAGTCCACGAACATGAGCCAGCACACCGCGGGCAAACCCACCACGAACCGCAACCCCACCAGCGGTACCGAAGCAAATGCCGAGGTGGCGGGCAAGGCGGTGAACGCAGCCGGTACCGTGGGCGCCGCTGCTGTGGCCGCAGGCGTCATCAAGTCGGCCGTTCAGGTGCAGGGCACCACCACCGTTGTACGCCCTGAAGTGGTCATGCAACCCGAGCCGATCGTAATTACCCCCTTGATGTAGTGTTGCGTTAACACTACAATCGCTCGAACAAGGAATCCACATGGCCACGAATATCGGACCCTGCGCCGCCCCTCCGGCACCAGTCTGCCCTCCTGTAGTGTTGAACGCTACGGCGTTTAGCTCCACCTCGGTCCGGGTGTTCGTCACCTCCGGTGGCCCTGCCACCATCACGTTGGAGGGGCAGACCTCCCCGCCCATCGCAGACGGCGGCAGCCACACCTTCACCAATCTGGCCTCGAACAAGACTTACACCGCCACGGGCACCAGTGCTTGCGGCAGCGTAGGTGTGTCGTCTGCCACGCTGGAATGCGCCACGGTGCAGATGGTGTTGACGGCCCAAGGCGCCGACGCAATTCTGGTCACCAACGTTGGCCCGACCTCGCTCACCACCATCGAACTCGGCGGGCAGATTGCCAACCTTGTGACCGCCGGTGGAACGCACCTGTTCTCCGGTCTTAACCCTGGCCAAAGCTACATCGCGGTGGGCGAGAACGCCTGCGGCAGCGTAGGCAAGGCATCGTTCGTTCTACCCGCCGCCGTCACGTATTGCCCAGGCTACCGCTTCGAGACCTGCGGCTGCGCGGAGACGGGCTTTGCCTACTTCGACAACGCGCTCAAAGACCCGGCAGCCACGGTGCAGATTCTGGCGTGTGACGGCTCGACGGTCGCGTGGATCTACCCAACCGCCGGTGTAACCGGTGTGGTGCGCCATGAGATTGCGTACCTCGACAACAACGCGGTCGTTGGCTACCTCGCCAACACCTCCGACTGTGCCGGCCCTGCAAGCTGCAAGTCCTGCTAAGGAACCACATGCCAACGTACAACACGAACTGCATGCGCGGATGCGACGGGCAACCGTTCGACTTCGCCAACAAGCGCATCGCATCGTGCGATGACTTGGCTGGCGGTACCGCCGGCACGCTCACCAAGGTAACAGATGGAACGAACACCACCGTAACGGGTACCGGCACCACGGCCGACCCGTACATCATCAACGCAACGGCCACGCCTGGTGCGACTGGTGCGACTGGCCCTGCTGGACCAACTGGCCCTGCTGGACCAACTGGCCCTGCCGGAGCCAAGGGCGACACCGGTGCGACAGGCCCTCAAGGCGCAACAGGCGCAACGGGCGCAACGGGCGCGACTGGCGCGACTGGCGCGACTGGCGCTGTCGGTTTGACCGGCCCAAAAGGTGACACGGGAACTGCCGGTGCGACCGGAGCCATCGGGCCCAAGGGCGATACCGGAGCAACAGGTGCTGTTGGCGCCACAGGCCCCCAAGGAATTCAAGGCAACACCGGCCCTGCTGGCCCTACTGGCGCGACAGGCGCGACCGGTGCGTTTGGACCAACAGGCCCCGCGGGCTCCACCGGCGCTACCGGACCACAAGGCGCCAAGGGTGACACCGGTGATACCGGTCCACAAGGCCCCATTGGTTTGACCGGTGCGCAAGGTGCCACCGGTGCTGCGGGTTCTACTGGACCCACTGGCGCTCAAGGCGCCAAGGGCGATACCGGCGACACCGGGCCACGAGGTCTACAGGGTGTGCAAGGTGTTGCAGGCGCCCCCGGTGCGCAAGGCGTTGCAGGCCCAACCGGGTTGACAGGTGCTACCGGGCCGCAAGGTGTCGCAGGGCCGCAAGGCGATGCAGGACCACAAGGCACCATCGGCTTGACCGGGCCTACCGGCGCCCCCGGCTTGACCGGACCAACCGGCGCCACAGGTTTGACTGGCGCCACCGGGCCGCAAGGCCCCATCGGCTTGACGGGTGCCACCGGCGCGACAGGTGCACAAGGCGCTACCGGCGTTGCCGGAGCGACGGGCGCGCAAGGCGTTGCCGGCCCTACAGGTTTGACGGGCGCTACCGGACCGCAAGGTTTGACTGGGGCCACAGGACCGCAAGGTTTGACTGGGGCCACAGGACCGCAAGGTGCTACAGGTGTCGCAGGCCCCACCGGCTTGACTGGCGCAACGGGACCGCAAGGCGTTGCAGGCCCGCAAGGTCTGACCGGCCCTACCGGACCTCAAGGTACGAACGGCACGAACGGCGTAGACGGCGCCGATGCCCCGACGCCTATCGTAACGGCGGGCACCAACGTGACCGTGACTGGAACCGGAACGCTGGCCAGCCCTTACGTGGTGAACGCACTTACCATCACAAGCCATGCGTGGGTGACCGATGCGGCAACCGGTGTACCTTTCCTGCGAACCACCATGTCCAACGGTTCTACCGTAGACTCTCCCCCAATCCCAACTTGCTAAACGAGGTTCAACATGCCTATCCTGAAAACTGAATGCGTAACGGGTTGCGACGGCGCGCCCTTCAACTTTGCCGCCAAGCGCGTTGCTGCGTGTACCGACCTGCCGAACTTTGCAGCGGGCACCAACACCACGCTGACCGGCACCGGCACTGCCGCTGACCCCTACAAGTACAACGCCGCTGCCGGCGCTGTTGCAGACGGCTCGGAAACCAAGGTGCAAGCGGGTCCAGTCGCTACCAACCCCGGCGGCGCCACGGTCACCGGCACGGGCACGACTGCCAGCCCTTACGTTATCAACGTCCCCGCCGCTGCACCAGCCACGCCTTTGACCATCCAAGACGAAGGTGCGTCGCTGGCAACTGCTCCGACCACCATCGACTTTACCGGCCCCCGGGTTCGAGCATCGGGCAACGGCGCAACCAAGACCGTCGCAGTGTGGGGCGGGGAGGCGCCCACCACTGGTGCCCCTGCTACCGGTCCTGCCGCTGCCCCTACGTTTGGGCAGCCTCTGTGGGCAACCTCCACACTCGGCGAGCAATGGCACTTCATCGACGGCCTTGGCTGGCGCCCGCTGGCCAATCTGTATGGGCAGAATATCGCGCGCCCCGCAGACATAGCAGTTCCCGCTGGTACGCTTACGACGTTGAATTCGTTCGTTGCGCCGCGAGCAGGGCGCATGGTCGTTGGTAGCACCACCTCTGCGGTGCCAAGCGGCAACGCCCTCGGCAACTCGTTCGAGTGGACTGCGGCCATTCTTGTGAACGGTACCCCTGTCGCAGTATCGGAGCAAGACCACTTCTACGCCGCAGGCTTCCCAGTCACGCTTCAGACCACCGCCGTTTTCGTCGATGTGGCCGCTGGCGATGTGGTTTCCGTGGCAGGGCGCTTCTTGCACGATAGCGCTACGGCCGCAGGTGGCAACATGCACTACCAGTACGTCTCGTAAGCACGACCCTCAACACTCATTTTTCAGGAGAAAACTATGCTCTACACCATCGACGCCAACGGAAGCATTGGCGCCCTCACGCAAGCCCAGCACGACGCAATCCCCGAAGATCGCCGCCCGAAGGTATACACCGCCGACGCTCCCGAAGTTACCGCCGTGTTCAAGGAACAGGCGGCTGCCCGCAACGGGCTGCGCGCACTCACTCAAGTTGAACTGCGTTTGGCACTTGCGAAGATGGGTGCTGACGACAAGCTGCAAAAAGCACTGG